ACTCAAACTGCATTTCACTAGCGACTATGACTTTTTGAATTATGGAGTTAAGATCCGCACTATTTCACAGGAGGCGTTCCTGAAGCGAAAGGATCAGTATCTCTTTCGCAAGTTGGAGCGCAAATACAGCGACGAAGAACTAACCAACTTCTTCGTCGCAAACTTCGTATCTAACGCTGGCGTTCGTTGGGTTGGCGAAATGAACGGACCTGAGTCTGAAAAGGTATACCTTAATTGGCTTAAGCGAATGGAAGCCTTTTCATACTTCCTGAAACAAGACCTACAATACATCGAAGACAACATAGATAAGCCGCGTATGGTTCTTGCAACTAAAGGCGAACATCCACAGTTGCTCAAGTTGTACCTTGGAGGAAAAGTTTCAGCTGAGACCATCATTGCGTTTGACAAAGTGATCGATACCTTAGATACTTGGAATAGAATCATTACAGACACCATCGTATGGCCTGAGGCTTATAGGCAACTGAACAAGTACAAGCCATTCGTGTCGGTCGATAAAGATTCTATAAAAAAAGTTATGCGTGATGTATTTTCGTCTTGACAACACGCTATATACTACTATATCATGATTAAGTGGATAAGACGAAACACACAACGTACATACAACGGAGACATACATGAACGAATCATTTTCTGCCCTCAAGCGTCAGCGCACTTCTTCGCTGGAGCGTCTCACCAAAGAAATCAACAAGCTCGCTAATAAGGAAACAGCATCATCAGCTGATGATCGTTATTGGCAGCCCGAAGTTGATAAGGCTGGTAACGGATACGCTATCATTCGCTTTCTTCCCGCTCCTGTTAACGAAGAACTTCCGTGGGTCCGTATGTGGAACCATGGTTTCCAAGGTCCAGGCGGCTGGTATATTGAGAACTCGCTGACTACTCTCAATCAGACAGATCCTGTCGCTGAGTATAATTCCAAGCTCTGGAACTCGGGTAACGATAAGGATAAGGAGATTGCTCGTAAGCAGAAGCGTCGTCTGAACTACATCGCAAACATCTACGTCGTCAAGGATCCTGCTCATCCTGAAAACGAAGGTAGAGTGTTCCTCTTCAAGTTCGGTAAGAAGATCTTTGATAAGATCAACGAGAAGATGAATCCTCAGTTCGAGGACGAGAATCCTACCAATCCGTTCGATCTTTGGGCTGGTGCTAACTTCCGTCTGAAGATCCGTAAGGTTGAGGGATATCGTAACTATGATAAGAGCGAGTTCGATGAACCTGCTCCGCTGTCAGACGATGACGATAACATGGAAGCTATCTGGAAGTCTCAGTATTCTCTTTCTGAGCTTGTTGCACCAGATAAGTTCAAGAGCTACGACGAACTCAAGAAGCGTCTCGATAAGGTCCTTGCTGAGCCTACTGCTCGTAAGAACACCGAGGATGACGACGTCCCTTTTGATCGTCCTGCTGCGCGCCCGTCAGCGGCTCCAGCAGTTGGTAAGACAGCTGCTCCTGTAAAGAAGCCAATCGTTGAAGATGACGACGATCTGGAGTTCTTTAACAAGCTCGCTGAGGATGACGAATAATCACAGGCTTTATTCCTTTCACCTGTGATTGCACTGGGGAGCTTCGGCTCCCCTTTTTTTATTGATAATGTGGCGTTTGTCTTTGAACGTAGCTCTGTATGAATGGATCAGCTACGAACATGGGGAAGTTCTGTCCAGAAACGTTGTTTCCTTCTGTGTTCGACGCAGACTCAGATGATTGTGATGAGTTGTTATTAATCACGACAGGTTCACCTCCACCAGCAGCCGATGGTGCTGGAGTAGCAGGCGGAGCTTCCGGTGCTGTCGGTGCTGGTGCAGCGGTCGGTGTTCCAGATGGTGCGCCCTGTGGTTCCGTTCCACGTACAGTTTGCGCTGCAGCAGGCGAAGTTTGAGCAGCCGGTGTTTTAGCAGCATTTGCTTTCGACATAACGAAGTTGCGCGCTTCCGACTCTTGACCTGTCGTAGCTATTTCAGCAGCTTTCTTTTTATCTGATGGAGATAGCGTAGCATAAGCAGCAGCAACCTCTGGATGATTCAGCATCCAATGTTGCGCAGTGGTTGTGTTTAGCGGCTCTCCGGTTTTTGCTGGCGGAGCAGATGATGTGCCGCCTGCAGGTGCGCGGGTAGGAGTACCTGCTGGTGCAGGAGCTGCTGGACTACCTACTGGTTCTCCTGGCGGCACTACGTTTAGATTTTCACCGCCGGGTCCCGCTCCTGTAGCAGAAGATGATGCAGCATCAGTCGCTGGTCTAACAGATTCTGTTGCCTTTTGTGCTGGAGGCGCCGGCGGTGCCGTAGGTGCTGGTGTTGCTGACTTAACTTCCTCTCCAGTTTTGAAGTTGAACGTTTTGCCTTCGTCTGGATGCCCCTTCTTGATAATAGTTACTAAATCAGTTCCGCGTCTATGTTGGATTTCATCACCCTTAGGTGCAGGACCTAAGTTTCTGCTCTTAAGAAATTCAGTGATGGTTTGATTACGAACTTCTCTAGTTTCACCCACAGCGTTTCTCGCAGACGCAGCTGCGTCTTGTTGCGTCTTACGCAGCTGTTGATATTCTTCTGTCTTTTCGCGTTCAGCTATCTTTTCCTTGATACCAAACTTCTTTTCTAACCAATCACCAAAAGCAGCAGAGCCAAAAACTACTGCTGCGAATGAAGTTGATGCGCCCAGTATACCTGCTACGATCGGATTGGTGATAGCCATACCCAATCCACGCGCAATGTTTGTTGCTGTAGCGGCTCCTTTCGTGAGAGCCTTAATCCCAAGAAGCGCAGCAAGAGCATCTACGAAATCAAAACGACCATCATCTTTTTTTGGTTCATCGGGTTTTGGTTTAGGCTGCTCTTCTGGTAACGGAGGGAACTTATCTTCAAGAGACATTGCAGTTCCTGCAGCACCAGCAGCAGGCGCAATCGTCATAACGTTTCGTACGAAGTCTAAACGTGACGCATTCATTTCGGTGCTGAGTGATTTGAATCGCAATCCAATGTCACGATTCAAAGACTTGAGCGACTTAATCAAACCAACGAATGATCTGATTATCTTTTTCGCTGTTTCTTGCAGTCGACCAATTTCGCTCGTGAACACCTTAAGCGATTCGACAATAGAAGATACCATCGAATCAGAAAGCATCGTAGACGATATCTTTTGAACGTTATCGTTTGCTGAGCGTTCTTGTGTTCCGAAGAATGCGCTGACGCCAGGAAGATTCATTTTCTTTCCTGGTGATACTAGATTAGAAATAGCCATTAGAATAACCTCGTAGCTTTACCCAAAGCGTATCCAGTCGCTACAGCTCCGATAACATCGAATGGGTTAAACTCTCTAGTGTTTGGTCTTTGTGTGTTCTGTAGAGATCCTCCACGATGCACAGTTTGCGTGTGTATCATGGTTCTAGTGTTATTCATTACGACAACTTGTCCTGTGCGAGCGTTCGTATTTTCTTCCATCGCTTGCGCAGTTGATCCAGCGGCTAATGTGCGTCCCTGCTGAACTGTAGGAGGAACTGCTCCAGGCGCAGCTGCAGGAGCACCAGACGGAGCTGCTGCGTACGTACTACCACCAATCTTTTCAACGTGCGGCGGATCGAACGATGCGTGTGGTCTGTGCAATCCATACTTACGTAGGAACGGATCGAGTGCTGGTCCTGGAGATACATCAATAGCATTACCACGACCATGAGACGATCCACGACCTGATCCGCGCACGGTATGTTGCTGCCCTTTGTAATTAATGGTCACAGTTTGAGCTGGTCTTGCTGGACTGTATATTCCTGGCTCACGAAATACATTAGCTCTAACCCAAAGCTGAGCTTGATACTCATCGCTGCGATATGCGGAGTTAATGCTAACCGGCTGACCGTATTCTTTCGCTGCACCATAAAGTTTTTTCAGAAGATCGGGATCAACCTTAGATAGATCAGCGTTACGACCTACAGTTACGTTTGATGGTTTTTCGCTAGTAGCTGCTGGAGCATTAGCCGTTCCTGGTGACGGAGCCATAGCTCGTTCAGGTGTTCCGGGTGGTGCAGCCCCAGCGGCTTCAGCACCAGCACCAGGAGTGCCAGGTGAAGGAACCATTGCTCCAGACGGCGCACCAGCTACAGCCGTTCCTTGTGTAGCCGACATAGCAAGAACGTCGCGTTCTTCTCTTATATACCTATTGACCTCTCTTCTTCTGCTTTCAGCAGACATCTGCGGAGTTTGACTAGGATCAGTAACATATGCTTTTCTAGCTGCATATAGCATTGCTACTTGTTGTTCAATAGTTTTTCCTGTTGGGCTTCCAGCCCTAGAAACTATTTTCCTAGCACCACCGTGCTGAACGCCCATACTATACAGAGCTTCTTGAATGCGCGGATCAGCTACAGACCAACCTAAATTAGCTGCATGTTTAGAAACTGGATCGAAGTGTGTTCTTGTAATGAACGCTTTCTGTGATGCAGCAAATCCTTGCGGATCACTAGACGCTACTTGTCTGTATCTTTGATTGAACGGCTCCGTGCCTGGCTGCAATCCTGCGAACTGCGAAGCGTACTGCCTTCCTTCAGCCGACGCAAGATAACGAGCCATTGATCCTGTTCTACTAGCGAGCTGATGCGCGCCATACGATACACCGCCTGGATCGTCTCTACCCGACGATACGGTATGAACTCCTTTTCTCCCAGATTCATATTTCTGTGAGATACTACCAAGCCCTTCGTACTTTGTAACTGGACCCGACGGTTCAGCCGGCGGAGGAGTACTAGGACCCGCACCAGCTGGAGGAGGAGGTGTCGTACCAGCAGGCGGCGGTGGAGTTCTTGGAGCAGGAGCAGGAGCGGTATCAGTTCCTCCAGCAATATAACGATATGCAGCAGCCGCTCCTATTCCACCAAGCGCGCCGGCGATAGCCATTTTCTTTACTGCGTTTCTGTTACGATCTTCACGAGCTTGGAGAATACGCTCAATACGCTCGCGTCTGTCCATAACAGCTTTAAGGTTTGTTTCTCTCAGCTTAGGGCGACGACCTGTTCCTGCTAAACGAGAAGCACCGACTGCACGTGCAGCTGACCCACGTTTTGGCTTTGATACAGCTCCTCCTGCGCGTGTGGGAGCGCGAGCGCCTGTGATAGCTTCGATGACTTTATCTTGCAGTTCCTGATTTTGCTTCACTAGCTGCTCGACAATCATATGATGCTTGTCGACTAGATTTTTCATAGTCAAATCGATCTGACCAAAAAGCTCTGGCATCTTTTGCAGTACGGCATCATGCGCTCTTGCGACTGCGGCTGTACCTGAAATGATGTCTTGTAGTTCTGACTTAACTCCACTGAGTTTAGCTGGAGATGCTGTTACAGCTTCACGAACGCGATCAGCCATTTCATCTTTGCTACGTAGCATATCAGCAATAAGCGGTGGAGCTGGTGCTCCCTCTTTATCTACGATAGCTCCGCCGGGTCCATAATAGAACTTCTGTTTTCCCAGCGCACCCGCTACTTTGGAAAGACCTTTACGCTTTTTCTTTTGCTGCTTGACGACTGGAGGGTCAGCAGGAGTCGGCGGCTGCTGAGCGATGGCTGCAGCAGCTTGTTGTTTCGCCCTGTCACTTCCCTTTTCTAAAATGGCGCGAAGAATCTCTTCGTCATTTCTGTCAGCCATCTATTACCTTTTTTCTTGTTCCGACTTTAACTTCTCGATATAGTCAATCAGCATCTTGACGTAGATATCCCTCTCCCACGGAATCATACCATCTATGTCACTCAGTGAATATTTGTGGTACTGCATTAACGAAAAGTTAGTTTGGTAATAATTCGCAAGAGTATTATGAGAGAGGATCATTAAAAAAAATCAGCCATGCCCTCCAGCGTTACCGTATCTTCCTGACCACATCCTCTGCACTTATAGCTGAACGTATGGCGCAGCTTTGGCATAGTTTCAATGAACTCCATGATTTTACTGAACTGCGTATTATTCAGCGACTCAATGAAATCCAGAGAGTCTTGCAAGTTGTCTGGTTCATAAACGTTTTCTTCGTCATACACAGATAAGATACACTTAGCGAGCATCTCAATCTCGTTAGCTCCCTCAGTGACCATCTTAACGTCAGTCAGTGTGGGATAACGCATTTCAATACCGAGCTTATCGTCGATTTGAATCTTGTTAGTATGACCGTCTTTCTTTTCGACTTTGACCTGCTCTAGATTAATTTCTACAGGAGTGACAGCATCACACTCAAAGCCCTGATAGTTCTTACCACCAATATGTCGATATTCTAGCTTTACGATTTCCCCTACAGATTTTGCTCTGATATTAAGGAACACGTATTCTAAATCGAAGTACGGTAGATCATCTACTTTTACGTCGTCGATGATGCAAGCCGCGATTACGTTCTTGACTGCATCAATCATATCCAGCGGATCTTCTGATTGTGTAGCCATAAGCAATGCTTTTTCTTCTTTCACCAGGAATGGTCTATATTGAATTCGTTTCCCAGTTGATGGCAAGTTCAAAGAGAATTGCGGAGTAGCCAGTTTGGGTAGAGCCATATATTTACCTCAATAGTTTATTGTCCAAATGAACCAGGATTGTCTTGAATGAACTGATTAACAGTTTGATTTGTAGTAGTAGAAGCTCTTTGTACGCTGCGATTAGCCTTAAAGTCAGCCTGTGATCCAAAGTTCTTGTTGAACTCCGTAGCATAACGATAACGAATTTCTACTTGTAGCTTGGCATATCCTTCGTCAGTCCAAGCCATTTGAATATCATTTACTGCAACAGGAAACGCTTCGTGTAGAGTTACGGTGGTCTGCAGCTCGTATTCCGACCCTGCTGTGTTACCACTTGAATCTGCAAGCGGATACGAGTACTGTAGGATTTGAATGCGACCGATACCCTCGTCATAGTATCGTGTATCAAACAATCCAGCGAATCCTGTCGCGTCACCAGTACGATAGTGACCGACAAAGAAGTCCTGCCACTTCATAAACGCTTCGCGCTCGCGCATGTCCTTTGACAGAATGATAGTCATAGAAACTGGCTGTACGTTGAAGCGATACGGTATCGCGCGAACAGGACCGTTATAGTTCTGATCCAGAGTAACTAGAGTTCTACCTGGTAAATTCACAGATTCAATACGAAAGCGCATCCCGCCCTCTAAGCCGGAACGACCCAAAGCATTAGGTCGTATCTGCCCGCTACGGCTATAAGTTCCAGGTCCGCCTACAATAAATCCCTCGAAGTGAGATGTATGTGCGATGCTGCTCTTACTAATAGCCGAATTAAATTCTGCGATATTAAATGGCATTATTGAATCCTGTTACGACTGTCGCGATAGATACGCGATTTATTAGCGCCTACGAATCTATCAAGAGGCAGGAACAAAGCCATTTCCCATTCAGAGGGTTCAACATAGAAAAACTTAGATTTCACATTAGAAATAAGATAACGCTTGATACAAGGTCTGAAGAAACGATACTTCGTCGCTTGTGCGAGTATGTTATAGGATATGCGCAGTCGCGTCGTTTCATCGAGTTCTGGCGTTGATGCTGTTGCATATAGCGCATCCATAAGTCTAGCGCGCAACTGAAGCGGAAGGTAATGCAAATTAATTCCTAGGAACGAACCACGATTAGCGGCTAGCCCTGACGTTCGCGATGATCCAATAGGAAACACGAGCGGGAATCTATCGTAGTACGGCAACTTATCTTTCGTCTTAGGATCATACTGAAACAGATACATGCGACCAACCAACGGTCTCTGTGTCCAACGCGATGGATCACTACGAATCAGTCGTGTAGGAGGAACGGTTACGTTCCTTGCTTGATTGCGAAACCAGTTGCGCGAGTCGCGCTTCACTGATGGGGTTACGCCAGCGCGCATTCCCTGTTGAAGCATCCTATCGAAGACGTAGCTTACCATTAGATTCCTAATTCTTTCTCCGTCAACACGACGAATTCCCAGTTACGATCAGCACAATATTCTTTTGCTGCATTCCACTTAGATATATTTATACCGTATGTTGCAACTTCCTTTAGGTACTTCTTGGTGTGCTGACCCTTCGCTCTAGGTGCTGGCGGAACAGACTGTGATCGCGGTTTTATCTCGATCATTTTCGTAAGAACTTTACCATCCTTATCGCGCATGCGAATAATAAAGTCTGGAAAATATCTATGCCACTTACCGTCGAGCGGTGACTTGTAGGGAATGAACATTTCTTCAGATGACCACTGAATTATGTTTGGATTGGAGTCGAGATAACCCATGAAGCGAAGCTCCCACGAACTTCGATAAACGATGTTCGTGAAATCACCCTTATACTTCTGTGGATTGCGCGGTTGAAACTTGCCTCTATATGCTGCCATATGGCTATGTATTTCAATATAAATAAGATATAAGACGAAAGGAATACGAATGGCCATAGGTCTAGCTGCCCGCGGTATTGCTGCTATAGGATCAAGACTCCTTAGGAATAATAGAATCAGTGCCGGCATTAAAACAGCAGCCGTAATAGGTGCAGCTGCGGGTGGTGCTTTTATCGCTTCTTCATTAGGGACACCAAAAAGAGCAGACCCATATAAGGGCGCGTCTACATCGTTTCCAATCGAACTAGAAGAAATTGACCACTGGATCGAGTTTACCGCTGTAGAAACACAAGGTGCTGGCCTCAGTACTATTAATACTGCGTTGGGTACTAACCTAGCCTTTGGTAGCTCCGATATCGGAGGAACTATTCGTCTTCCTATGCCATCGAACCTTTCCACTGATTATAATCCAGACTACACTACGCAGGATTTGAATGGAGCTTTAGGTATGGCTCTGAAGCCTATCGAGCAGGGAATGTATGGTATCAACTCTATGGCGTCTTCTGCTGGCGGTGGTGTAGCACAGAGCGGATTGATGGGCGCACTCACTGCTGCAGCCGGCGGTGGATTAGCACAAGCAGCCACTACTGCAATCGCAAAACTTCCTGGAGTTGGAGAAGCAGGAGTAGCAGCTGCACTTAAAGTAGGTGCTGGTGTTGCTATGAATCCGCACAAGATCGTTTTGTTCACT